ATTAGATCATATTCTAATGTACCAGCTAATAAACGAGGTGCTGTAGAGATATTTGAAATGCCTAAAAAGAATGGTAGGGGAGAAATAGCTAGTGGTAGATATATTGCAGGTATTGACCCTATTGATGCTGATACAGGTAACTCATTATTCTCAATGTTAGTAATGGATACATTTACTGATAGAATAGTTGCTGAATATACTGGAAGACCTAGAACTGCTAAAGATGCTTATGAAATAACATTAAAGTTATTAATATTTTATAATGCTCAAGCTAACTATGAGAACAACTTAAAAGGTTTATTTAGTTATTTTGACAATAAGAATGCACTTTATTTATTAAGTGATACTCCTCAAATCATTCGTGATATGGAGTTAACTAAAGCAACTAATGTATATGGAAATAAAGCAAAAGGAACTAACGCAAACGCTAGATTAAACAGTTGGGCTAGATTATTACAAGTAGATTGGTTATTAGCCAAAGTAAGTAAAGAAGAAGGAGCTGATGATAAGCGACTAAATATACATAGATTAAGATCTATTGGTTATATTGAAGAGCTAATATATTGGAATCCTGATGGTAACTTTGATAGGGTATCTGCAGCAGGTATGTTATTTATACTAAGAGAAGATAGACTAAAACGTACTGTAACAGCTAAAGATAATCAATATAAAAAGGTTAATACTTTAGCTAATGATCCTTATTTTAATAAGAATTATAAAGGTGGTATGGGTTTAGATAAATTAATAAAGTAAAAAGCTATATGCGTTCGATGTATGTTTTGGATAAAATACCTAATTCTTGTATATTGAACGCTTATAATTATATTAAATATGGGAACATTTCAGAATGTAAAAACACCGCCTCAACGTCTTAGTTTTTCTAAGAAGGGAAAAGAGTGGAGAAAAAATAATGTAGATCACGGAGATGTTAATTCTTTATATCATAATGAAGGGGTTAGACAATCTTTAAGAAATAGAGTAATAAATCTTAATTTATATAATGGTATTATAAATGTCAATGATATGAAAGAAGTAGTTAATCCTTATGGGATTGATGCCGATTTTATACCTAAAGCAATACCACATCATCCTATTGCAGTACCTAAGATAGACTTATTAGTAGGTGAAGAGATTAAACGTAGATTTGATTGGTCTGTTGTAGTAACTAATCCTAATGCCATAACAGCTAAAGAAAATGATAGAAAGAATGTTTTAACTCAAAAGATTACGCAATTTATACAAGGTAATTACTCAGAACAAGAACTTGAAATGAAAATGAAAGATCTTGAGAAGTATATGAAGTATGAGTGGCAAGATGTTAGAGAAAAGATGGCTAATCAAATTCTTAAACATTATTGGGAAGAACAACAGTTTGCTTATAAATTTAATAATGGATTTAAAGATGCTATGATAATGGCAGAAGAAATCTATCAAGTAGATATAGTTGCTGATGAACCTGTGCTTGAAAAGCTTAACCCATTAAAGGTAAGGGCTGTGCGTAATGGTAACTCTAATAGAATTGAAGACTCTAGTATAATTGTTATAGAAGATCATTGGTCTCCTGCTAAAATAGTGGATACTTTTTATGGTGAAATAAAGCCTAAAGAGATTGATGTTATTATGGAATATGGAGGTAGATCTTCTAAAGGAGGTTATAGTGATGACGATAATAACCATGTTCTATTACGTGATTCAGTTGAAGACTTTTTAGGGATTGCTGAAATTAATGGTCATAACTTTAGTAGAGATTATACAGATCCTGATGGTAATATTAGAGTATTAAGAGTTTTCTGGATAATTTATAAAAAAATTAAGAAAGTTAAGTTCTATGATGAGGAAGGTGAAACTCAGTTTAAATTTATGTCTGAGGAATATATTCCTAACAAAGATTTAGGCGAAGAAGTTACTGATTTATGGGTTAATGAAATATGGGAAGGTACTAAAATAGGTAAGGATATTTATATTCAAATGAGACCTAAAGAAGTTCAATTTAACAGATTGAATAATAAATCTCAATGTCATGCTGGAATTATTGGACAAGTGTATAACACTAACCAAGGTAAAGGTATTTCATTAATGGATAGATGTAAAAACTATCAATATTTATATGATGCTATATGGGATAGATTAAACAAAGCTATTGCTACTAACTATGGTAAGATATTTGAATTAGATATATCTAAAATACCTGATAACTGGGAAGTTGAAAAATGGATGCACTTTGCTATTGTTAATAAGATAGCTATTGTAGATAGTTTTAAAGAAGGAAATCATGGTGCTTCTACAGGTAAATTAGCTGGATCGTTTAATACTCAAGGTGGTAGATCTATTGACATGGAATCTGGTAATTATATTCAACAACAAATCCAACTCTTAGAGTTTATTAAGATGGAGATGGGTGAAATTGTAGGTGTATCACAACAACGTCAAGGACAAATATCTAATAGAGAAACTGTAGGTGGTGTTGAAAGAGCTGTTAATCAATCAAGTCATATTACTGAACATTGGTTTATGCAACATGAGAATGTTAAGTTAAGAGTATTAACTGCATTTTTAGAAACTGCTAAAATAGCCCTTAAAGGTAAAAATCCTAAAGTACAGTATATATTAGATGATCAAACTATACAAACTTTAAATGTTGATGGTGATGTATTCTGTGAAGCTGATTATGGTGTTGTAGCAACTAACTCTAGTAAGACACAAGAAATGGAGCAAACTATAAAAGGTTATGCACAATCTTTCTTACAGAATGGTGGTAATTTATCTACTATAATGGATATTTATTTTAGCCCTTCATTAGCTGATATGAGACGTAAGATTGAAATTGCTGAAGATGATTTACATCAAAAGAATTCAGAAGCTTCTCAACAACAAGCTAAACTTGCTGAACAACAACAAGCTCAAGAATTACAACTTGAACAAGCTAAAATGAAACTTGAAGAAACTATTAATATTAGAGATAATGAAACTAAGTTACAAATAGCTCAAATGTCACAAGATGGTTTAGATACGGATTTAAATAATGATGGTGATGGTTTAGATGCTGAAAAACTTAATTTAGAAGAAAGAAAGTTTCAAAATGATAGAACTAATTCAAGTAATGACCTAATGGTTAAAATAAAATCTTTACATAACGATATGGAGAAACACAGTGATAATGTAAAGTTAAAGGAAAAACAACTTAAAAAGGCAGCTAATAAGCCGTCTAAATAAAGCTATATGAGTTCTATATATAATTTGACTTTAACTAGAAAAGTTATTATATTGAGTGCTCGTTATAAAATTTGGGAGAAATATGGACGATGACAATTTAGAAATGGATCTTTTTGGAGAGCAAGGATTAGAATTAAACCTTGATGGATTAGAAGATTTTCAAGATAACTCAGAAGCACAAAATGATGCTGATGATGATTCGCAAGAATCAAATGATGAACAAAATAACCAAAGTGAGGATCAGGATTCTGATTCAGAGAGCGTAGCTGAGGAAGATGACCAGGATGAAGGTAGTGAGGGTAATGATTCTCCCAACTTATTTTCTTCCGTAGCCACTGTTCTTCAAGAACAAGGTTTACTACCTTCTCTGGATATCGCTGAAAATAAAATAGAGAGTGTTGATGATTTAGCAAATGCTATGAAAGCAGAGGCTGAAAACTTAGCAAAATCTACAATTATTGATAAAATTGGGGAAGAGGGTTATGAATATATTAATAAAGGAATTTCTGTAGATGAATATAATGCATATAGAACTACGGCAGATGCTTTAAATAATATTACAGAAGACTCTTTATCTAATGATATTGAATTAAGTAAAAAAGTAATTTTTCAAGATTATATCAATAATGGTATAAGTGAAAGTAAAGCATCTAAATTAATAGAACGTCTTTCTGATTTAGGAGATGATAGTATTATTGAGGATGCTACAGAATCTTTAGCAAACGTAAAAAGTTTTAATAAAGCTACTTTAGACCAACAAGCTGAAGCTATTGCTGAACAAAATGCTTTAATAGAAAAACAACAACAAGATGTTGAACAGAAATTAAAAAAATCTGTATACGATACAAAAGAATTAATTAAAGGGCAACCCATAAACAAAGGCTTTCAAGATAAAGTCTATAATAGTATGACTAAAATAGTTGGTAAATCTCCAACAGGTGAATCTGAGAACGCATTAATGAAACAGCGAAGAGAAGATCCAGTAGATTTTGATACTAAGTTATATTATGTTTATGAGATGACCAAAGGATTTGAAGATTTTTCTAAATTTACAGCATCAGCTAAATCTAGTGCTATACAAGATATGGAAAGAGCTTTAAGAAACAATAGTATAAATAACGCAGAAGCACCTTCTTATTTAAAAGATAGTGAAAGTTACAGCGATGGTCTAGGGGCTGAATTACATTTTGGTAATTAAATAACTAGAAAATAAATAAACTAAATATAAATTATGAGTGTAGGTAAATTCGTTGTCACAAAGGGTAAACACTGGTCGGGGCTAACATTAAAAAACCATATTGGGGCTATTTTTGGAAGTAGACCGCAGTTGGCATCAAAGGTAACTACTGTATTACTTCAATCCGCAGGAATGAAAAATTTAGATACTTCGTTATCTTTATTTCCTGAGAAAGTATTAGAATCAAGCGATGATTTCGTTTGGAAGTTAGTTGGAAGTGATGAAAGAAATATTCCATTAACTGAAGCACGTTATAACGGAGCTGTTGTTACTGATGGTGACACAGGAATTGGAGCAGGTAGAACAACATTTGAACTAGTATTCGCTGAAAAGTGGTTTACTAAAGTTCATGTAATTTCTGGTATTCATCCAGATATCTATCAAATTAGAATTTTAGAAGAGCCTGTTGCAGAAGCTCCTAATAGATATGTGTACACATGTGAAGCATGGGGTGGACAAGAATCATTAGCGGGTATTCCTGGTTCTGAATTAGTAGCAAACAATAGATTCTCTATTGAATCTGCTTATGTTGAAGACGAACTTTCTATTGAAGGTGCTGGAATTCAATTTACATCTCCTTACTTAATGAGAAATAGTGTTTCTAACTTACGTTTTGAACATAAAGTTTCTGGAGCAATGATTGATTGTAAAGTTGAACCAGTTTATTTTGCAGGTATTGAGACAAGAGATCCTAATAGCGGTAAAGTACATTCATCTAATACATGGATGCAAGAAGTACACTGGCAGTTTGAAAAAGCATTATCTAGAATTAAATCTAGAACATTGATGTTTGGTAAAACAAATCGTGCTGAAAATGGTGGATTCTTAAACAAAGGAAAATCAAATATTGAAATTAAAGCAGGTTCTGGAATTAGAGAGCAAATTGAAGTAAGTAATACTACTTATTACAATAGATTCTCAATTAGATTACTAGAAGATATGCTTTATGAGTTATCTGAAGGTAAACTAGATTTCTCAGAACGTAAATTTATGTTGCGTACAGGAGAAAGAGGTGCAGCACAATTTCACAGAGCTGTAACTGCTGAAGCATCAGGATGGATTAACTTAACACAAAATAACCCTGCTGTAACGCAAAAGGTTAGTTCTAAGTTTCATTCAAATGCATTTAAAACTGGATTCCAATTCACTGAATGGACAGCACCTAATAATGTAAGTGTATCTATCGAGGTTGATCCTATGTATGATGACAAAGTAAGAAATAAGTTATTGCATCCAGATGGAGGTGTAGCTGAATCTTACAGATATGATATTTTATATATCGGATCTAGCGATGAACCAAATATCCAAAAGATTAAAGTTCGTGGTGAAGATGAATTAAGAGGTTATAAAGCTGGTATTAGAGATCCGTTTACGGGTCGTAGAGGTGGAGTTATGAATCATATGGAAGATTCTGCTGTTATTACAGCAATGTGCATGACTGGAGCGATGGTAAAAGATCCTTCTAGAACTGCAACATTAATCCCTTCAATATTAGGATAGTATATTAAAGGCTTAATAGGGGTGTGTCTTAAACACCCCTTTTTTTACAATTAAAATTTTAACAATGGGAGTAGTTAAAGAAACAAGTTTTACATTACCAGATACAAAAGTAACAGTTAAATATATTAAAAGACGTAAGGGAATGGCAGCAGGTGAGCATATCACTAATGATCATGTTATTTCAGGAGGAATGTTAATTAATTCCACTAAGCGTTTTACAGTACCACTACAACGTAATGGAGGATTGGCTAATATATTAACTAAAGAAGAAAAAGATTATTTAGAAGGTTCTGATGCATTGAGAGGTGCTAATTTATCTATCTATAGTGATTTTTGGAGAGACTTTTATGTTACACTTAGAAAAGAAGATAATGTATTTGATATGAGTAGACCAATGGAGTTTATTCAAGTTAGATTATTAAAAGCTTTAAAAGATCATGTGGCACCTTCATGGGCACAACGAAATGACAAGCAAAGTTATCAGTTTGTTATAGTTGCTGAAGGAGAAGAGTTTAAAGAGACTAAGAGAAAGTACGATGCTAAGAAAGAAGCCTTTAAACTATATGGTAAAGTAGAAGATGATAAAGAACAATTACTTGGAATCTTAAAGTTAATCACTAATAAACCTTTATCAAAAGGTTCTAAATTAGATTGGATTCAAGGTCAAGTTGAAGAGTTTATTGATAATTCACCAAGAAAATTTGTTGAGTTAGTTAAAGACACTTCATTTAATACTAAGATTTTAATTCATAGAGGGGTTGATGCTGGTGTTATACTAAAAAGATCTAATAAATACAGTACTGTAGATGGTTTATCATTATGCGAGGCAGATGAAAATCCAACTTTTGATAATGCTGTTAAGTATTTAGATAATGATAGAAATCAAGAAGTTAGATCTTTAGTGGAAGCTAAAATTAAAAACGCTGAATAATAGATGACTACTACAGAATTTTCAAATACGTTTGACATATTATATGATAATATAGCAAGTAAAAGTGCTCCAGGTTTGGACTTATATGAAAAATCTGTTTACTTAACAAAAGCTCAACTTGAGATAGTTAAGAATCATTATTTAAATCAGAATAAGTATCAAGCTTCATTTGAAGGTAATGAGAAGCGAAGGGTTGATTTGAAAGAATTAATTAGAAATTATGAAACAAATACGTTACTAGTTTCTAATATTGGTTTATCAAATATGTCTAAGTTTTATGAATTACCCAATGATTTATTTTTAGCAATTCAAGAGCAAGTTATTTTTAGTTCAACTACTGATACTTGTATAGATAATAAAGTTGTTAAAGTGATTCCTAAGACACATGATGAATATAATGTGCAAATTAAAAATCCTTTTAAAAAACCAGATGAAAATGTGGTATGGAGATTGGATTATAGTAAGCAAAATAATATTGATAATGTGGAACTAATATCCAAGTATGATATTAAAAAATATCAGTTAAGGTATATAAAATTTCCATCACCTATAATATTAACCTCATTAGTTTTAGGGGATTTTGTAGGAATGGGATTATCTATAGATAGTCAAACTGACGAACAAACAAGTGAGTTAGATGAGAGTATTCACGATGAAATAATTAATAGAGCTGTAGAATTAGCAGTTAGAGATTACAAAGAATCTAATTTACAAAATAAGATTCAAACAAATTTAAGAGACGAGTAAACAATTTTTAAACTAAATTAAAACAAATGGCAGTATTTGGACCAAATCAAGTAGGTGAATTAATCGTTGGTAATGCAGTAGCGGCAGAGACTACAGTACCTACTTTTATCGCATCAGCATCTGATAAAGAAATTAAAGTATTATCAAAGAATGGTGGAGCACCTGCAGTAGGTGTGCCGTTCAACATATTACAAAAGACTAGTGGAGACTCCGCTAAGAATTTAAATTACGAATTCACAGACGTAGTTAAACCAGGACAAGTAAATAGTGTTACACTAGCAGCTTATAGCCCTGCTGTAGCTAAAGTAGTTACAGTAAGTGGATTTACAGTAGGACCTAGAGCTAATACAACTTACGAAGTGTTAATTAGAATTACTGAAGATGGTGGTTCATTATCTACTGAAAACTTTAGGGTTATTCAAGGTTTTTATGTAACTGGCGATGATGTAACAGGTATTACTAATAATATCATAATGGATGGTATTATAGCTAATATTAATAAAGCACAAGAAAAAGAAGGTACTAACAATTTTACTTTAGCTAGAGTAGGTACAACTATTACAGTAACTGAGGTATTAAAAGCTAGTGATCCAGCAAAAGATATTGCTGATCCATTACAATTTGATGTACAAGCTTACATTAAAGGTAATACACCTAACCCAGCTACAGGAAACACAACTAGTTATAGTGATTTATCAGTAGCTGTTACAACTGCACAAAGCGCAGGTGTAGGTACTGGTAAAGGAATTGCTAATTATGAGTGGTTTACTAAAGGTTATAAATATGAAGTATATAGAGACACTGGTTATCCAGCTAATTTTAATACTCCGTACTACGCACAAGACCAATCTAAAACATATAATGTAATTAGTATTAATCACTATTCTGAAAATGTTGTAGCAGGTGTTGAACGCCAACCTAAATCAATTACAGTAGCTGTAGAATTTACAGTAGGTGATGCAGCAACTAATGCTGCTACAAACGCTGTATTAGCTGATTTAAGAACTGTTTTAGGAGCAGGTAATGTACCAGCAGATTTAGCAGTAGCTTAATCAAAATAATTAAAAATAATTAATCTAAGGGGTTGAGTCTTGAAACTCTTCCCCTTTTTTTATTTCAAAAAATATGATATCAATAAATATATTAAAAATAACAAATGATAGATCTACTATAAATGTATCTGTAGAAACTTCAGTGGGTAATACTATTGATTCTGCTAAATTATGGACAGATTCTACATTTAAAGATTATACAAAAGCTATTGATATATCTAGTAAACTTGAAGGTATTAATAACAAAGAAGTATTTTCTATTAATATAGGGGATATAGGTGAAACAGGTACTTTTGACGGTATTTATTTTATTGAATTTACAGCAACTAACGTAGTATCTATAGGGAATGCTTGTGTAGATTATGACGAACTTATTTCATTAGGGGTTGTTGCTAATTTAGGATATTTTCAGGAATGTTTATTAGAAGATATTTTAAAAATAAACTATAATACAGATGATGTAATTAATAGTGATAAAATAACAAATATAATAAACGTTAAAGTTTTAATGGATGCCTTGTGTATATCAATTAAATTTGGTTATTATCAAGAAGCAATTGATATATTAAATAATTTACGTAAGTTATGTAAATCTAATACAAATTGGTAATCTCCTTCTATGTACTTACTATTACTATCTACGCTAGGAATTATATTTTTTATTCCTAATGGTAAATTATTACAAGAGTCTTTTTGTCCTACTATACTATTAAATG